ATACCTACTCCATACACAAGAGGTGCCGGCTTAGCGTTACAAGCACCTCTCGCTGCCTATGAACTAGGCAAATATGGGTATGAAAAACTTTATCCGCCTAAGTAAACCTGGTACTTTTTAACAGCTCGATTAACCTCTTGTTTATGCATGCCAAATAACTTGGCTGCATAAGATTGCGTATGCAGATCAACAGCAACTAAGTATAAAGCATCCATGAGAGTATCGGACCATCGCGGTCGATGCGTTCTAAAATACTTAAAGTAATTAAATCGTTGAGCTTTGGTCATTAAACTAAGATCATGTTTAGTCTCATTCCAGTGCTTAGTCATATATGTGCCTCTTATCAATAGCATCAATCTGTTTTAGCAAATCCTCACGAATAGCTAAATAGGATTCACTGCCTGCATACTCATCACGACCTTGAGTGTGGTAGAACTGCTCTTCGCACCAATCAAAATTATCATTCTTTGCATTAGGCGGGAAGATGTTTGTCTTGCCTTTAGCGCATTGGCGTTGATAGAAAGTATCAGACTTACGGAAGTCAACCAAGTCTTTTAAGAAGGGGTACTTCTTAAGGACTTCTAGCCACAACTTCATGGCAATAATGTTGTCTACCGTGGTTTGGATTTGCTCATCACCGCGCATAACGCAGTATCCAATAAGGTCCTTAATTGTACAACGAACCATATAAAAATGCTCAAAATTGCGAGGCATAATTGTACGAGCATCAAGGCCGTGAACAGCACCGCTGTCAAGCATATCAACATACAAATCCCTAGCCATGGTAGTGATTTGTTTATAGCGTTCAAAATAGTCTGCATTTGCCATGATTCCTGGTTTAACCATTACTCTATCATCTCTCATGTCTCTATCACCATGGACTTGAGCAGCAAAACTAAATAAGCGATGACGAATTAAGTGCGTTGTGTCAATCATATCCATGCCGTTAACAGACCATGTGATGTTGATTGTTTCCATCGCAGTAGGCAGTAATTCATACTTAAATAGCTCATCAATGGTTTGATCAATCTGATCTTGTGGGAAATCCCATTGAATCTTGTCATTCCATGTGTTCAGTAAAAAGACTGATATGGTCTTTCTAAACTCAGCCACAGTCGGGGCATGTACTATCTGTACGTCTATCTCTTTCAGCTGATTCATGAATTGGATCGGACCAGGCTTTTTCCCAAACTTGAGGTTTGTGTGCATAGGTTGCAACTGGGGCATTTGTGACTTCAGTACTTTTGGCATCTGTAATTCCTTCTGGTTGTTGTTCTTTAATTAGTTGTATTTCTACGAGACGGGCATAGCCCGCAATATCGGTCCAGCTATCTATATGGTCAGGTGATATAGACAGTCTAGATAATTTCATGGCAATTTTTGAGAAGTATAAATAGTAATGACGCGGCATGCGTTCGTTGTATTGCTGCCGATACCTATTTTCTAAAATCGAAAGGAGTTGTGCCTCACATGTTATACCTTCAAAAAAATCACCGTAAATCGCGCCACGCTGCTTCAAAACATCATCAGTCGTTGTCATACTTTGTAAGCCTCAAGTTTATGCGCAAGCACAGCCATGCGCTTTGCGCTATTGGTGTATACATCTACCATGTAACCTTTGTTTCCCATCTTGATCTCATTGTCTGCATATTGCAAACATTGAAGTGCATCCGAATAGTGTACAACTAAGGCTTCAGGGGAGTCATCATGGTATCGATGGCAGTACTCTTTAACTTGATCGGGGAAATTCTGTACAATTTGTTCTTCAGCTTCTTGGAGTGCAATGGCAACCGCAGGGAAGTTCTTTTTAACTAAGTGGTTAACATCACTAACTTCCATCTCTGCTAGGTCGTGGCAAATGGCAATCTTTAATGCCAGATCCACGTCAAATTCATAGTCCTTCGACATCATTAAAACCCCTAAGGCCACAAAATAACTATGTGTGGCGACACTCTCAGGGTGCACCACGGGTTTCATAGAGTAGCGCTTGGTGTGTTCTAATGAGTAACTATTGATGAAGAAGTTAAAATCAAGATCATTCATAGTCTGTCCTATCTTCTGACCAATCTTTACGATTTAAGACGCCTTTCTTTTTAAAATCAAGTAATGCTTTGCGGAGTTGGCCGTATGATTTGCATACAGAGCCTGAAGCTGCTAGCATGATGTTAAACTTTTGACCCTTCTGAGCTGTTGTCCAGAGATAGATAATAGGAATGTTTTTAGCATTACACCAACCGGCTTCAAAGATAGTACCTGTGTCTTTGTCATCTGTAATGCATACTAATAATGTTGTGCAATCTAGTGCTCGCATATTAGTTGCAAATACTTCTTCAGGTGTTGTTACACCTGGCACAAACAGACTTTCGTCTTTAGGGCTAAAGTATTTAAGTTTTTCTTCTGTTAATAAGTCTTTGACATTTTCGACTCGTCTAAGTTGCGGCTCATTAAAAAATGGTGCTGCTATATACACATACATGTCGTCTATCATTCTTGCTCCTTTGTTAGTCATTATTTATTGTACCATGTGTTTACTAAATAGTAAACACTTCTTTTTTATTAGCATAGTCTTTTATAGCATCCATCAGTTTACGCTGTGTTTTGTCTTTATTGTTAATTGCATCTACAATGGCTTCATCAATCGTGTCTTTACCGATGATCTGGTGCACTATGATGTTATTCCTTTGCCCTTGGCGCCAGAGACGTCTAATAAACTGCTCATAGATTTCTAATGACCAAGTATTACTAAACCAGATAACGGCATGGCCTGCTCCTTGTAAGTTTAAACCGTGACCTGCACTTTGTGGGTGCGCAAGTAGTACAGGCGTCTTACCGTCATTCCACACATTAATGATCTTTGTAAGCTCATCGCCTGTCACACCTGAGCCGATAACTGGGGCTGAAGGAAAGAGTTGTTGTAACTTTAATAGATCATGCTTAAAGTGATACCCAATGATGCAAGGCTTACCTCTAAGTTCTTCTACAATGTCTGATACTGCATTTAGTTTCTCATCATGTATGTGTTGAATGTCACGCTCTAAGCCGTCTGCATACACTGACCCATTGGCAATCTGTTGGCATTTACCAATCGCAACCGCAGCTGTTGATGCAGTAACTTGACCTAAACTAATTTCTGTTAAGAGTTTATCTTCAAGCTCTTTGTATGTTTTTAATGCGGCAGGAGGTAGTGTGACATACACTTTATTGGTGATGAGTTCAGGCAGCTCTAAATAATCTTCAGCAGCCATTCTTAATACTTTGTCTGCTAATGCCTTATAGATTCTATCTTCTGCATCTTTTTGTAATGCCCATGTATAACCACCATAGCCGGTAGGGTAGAAATAATTAGCTCTAAAGTGCGTGACATACTTACCAAATGTAGCTCCTCGGTCAATTACTAATTGAGGACCAAATATATCCATGAGACCATTTGATGCAGGGGAGCCAGTTAACCCAATACGTCTAGTAAACTGATCAAGCATAGGGCTTAATGATTTGAATCTTTGAGTGCGTGTATTTTTTAAATAACTTATCTCATCAACCACCAACATATCATAAGGTAACTTAACACCGAGCTTCTTAAAGGTGGCTGACAACCACGCCAGACCATCAAAGTTAACCACATGAATGGTTGATTTATCATGTATTGTCTTGTTCTTCAGAGGACCATGCAAGATGCTTACTGATAAATCTTTAAAGTTATCCCACTTTTCTATCTCAACCGGCCAAACTGCATAGCAAGGGCGCAAAGGGGCAACCACTAAAACTTTATTGATAGCACCTGCATTTTTGAGATATTGAATGGTGCTTAGTACAATACTAGTTTTACCTAGCCCTGGGTCAAGCCATAGTTGTCCTGAACCATTTTCCAATAAGAACTGCACAGCCTTGTTTTGATATTCATGCGGACTCCAAAGCATTGGTAATCTCCTCTTTTGTTCGCAAGACTAAAACTACATGGTCGTGCATTTTAAGTATCATATGTATTTGCTCTTGCCTTGGTGATAGTCTACCAGTTAGTGTCTTTAGCTCAACCCAGAGTAACGTATTGTGCTTTAAAATGACTAACCGATCAGGCCAACCTGTGCTAAACTTTAAATGCAGTTTGACTGAAACAAGTTTTAAGCGCTTACACTCCGCAGAGAAGAATCTCTCTAACTCACGCTCAAGGACTTTTTTTACCACTTGCACGGACCGCCTTTACTTTTGCTAAATGCGCAGTAATTACACAAGAATGATGGATTAGGCGCAAAGATCTTATCTTTTTCCACGTTCTCTAGTCTACCTTTAAGCTTAAGCTGTAATACAGGCAAGTCTGCTCTAGTAATGAGTTTGTATTCATCAGTCTTTGCAAGGTCAATGAATTCAATGACTGTTTTAACGTACTCTATTTCAGGCTTACATGCTAAGATTAACGCAGCATAGACCGTTACTTGATCTGAATAATCACGATGCTTTCCAGTTTTAAAGTCAATGACTGTAGCTTCAGGGCCATTTTCCACGTATAAGTCGATGATGCCTCGAAACATTGCGGTAGGGTCACTATAAAGAACAGCATTCCAGTCTTTGTCAATAGCAATTGTCATCTCTGATGCAGCTTTAAGTTTAAGCCATCGACTTAACTTATCATCAAGATATGCAATATCATCAGAGAGCATTGGTAGACCACCTTTAAGAATGGTCTCAATCTCCGCATGAATCAGTTTGCCTCGATTGGCAGCTTCCCCTGAGCTATCTTGAAGTTTATCAATACGAACGAATTTGTATTTCCTAGCGCATTGCTCATGCATCTTTACTGCGGAGTATGAGTGAATGGTCATTGTCTTTGACTTGGTACGCGGTTAAGAATGGCTTCTGCTATAACAGATTTAAAATCATCTGTTTTACCGTATGTTTCATTCTCTAAATCATACGCAATCTTTGCACATGCTTCACGTTCTACAACAACTGCCATTTTGCTAGCTTCAATTGCCATAGCCATGATCTCAGCTTTAGCATCAATCAATGCGGTGTCAAATTCTTTTTGCGTGAATAAAGTGCCACCTGTCCCTTTTGCAAAGAACTGTTTTTGAAAATCTGATTGCTCAGCCATTATCTTTCCAATCATTTAAGCACTGTAGTAATAATTCTCTAAATATGCGTCGACTGAGTAATTCACCAGGTTGGTATGTATTGATAAACAATTGCAAATTGTCAGTCACACCACCTATTTCATCTGTTGCTTCAGGCAATACATCAGATTTAAAGACTTGTGGCTTAAGCGGCTTACCGTAAATCATATCTGTAAGCTCTGCATCTTTGCCAATTAGCATCAAGTCAGGGGCAGTAAGTTCTTCTACTTCTATTACTTCTTCTACTTTAGACTTCTGTTTAGTTGCCATGATCATCTCCTATTTAACTTCTGCGAAATTGTTACCGACAACAGCTTCTGCTATGAACGGAACATCCATCTTAAATGCATTTACCATACTTGATTCTAATTTTTTTAGTTCCTGCTTTTCATACCCTTTTTTGCATGAAATTACTATCTCATCATGCAATGACAATAACAATCGTGAATGAGTAGCGGCATTTGCATAATCAATCATTGCTTTCTTAGCCATGTCAGCGCCAGAGCCTTGAATAAGTGTGTTTAATGACTTAAAGCCGAACTCCATTAAGCGGCCTTTAATAATCTTAGGCGGCTCACCTTTGATTAGTCTGCCACCTACAGTCTTAAATGGTATTTTAGCTCTGTATCGTGACATAAGATCATCATTAATGCCTGACAAACCTGTAGCAACTTCTGATTTATAAAGGTCCATCAGCTCTCTAGCTTCTGCATAGGGGATTTTTAGCATTTCACTGAGCTTTTTAGGTCCAGCACCATAAAGGATTCCAAATGAGAGAGTTTTAATGTAATCCCGAGGAATATCCTTTCCTAGTTTCTCACTCATAAGAGTCTTACTAAATGTGTGAAGATCTGCTTTAGGGTCTTTGATGTACTGTTCTTTAAGTTTTCCGTCCTCAAAATAAGCAAATAACCGTAATTCCTGAGCATTGTAATCGCATGCAATCATGGAGTCACCCTCATCTGGTAGGATGTACTGTCTTACTTTAGGTATAATAAGATCATGAATTTCTAAAGGCAGTGGGGTCTTCGGACCCCGTGAAGGCATTGTCTGAATTGATGGTCGTGACGATAACCGACCTGTCCGAGTACCTCCAGCTTCACCCCTAACTGTATTCCACTCAGTGTAGATGCGACCTGATAAAGCGGATTGCTCTAACCATGGCTCTATGTATGTACCGGTTAATTTGACCAAGACATCTCGATGCCTTAGAACGGAAGATAAATCTGGATCTGTAATGAGATCTGCAAGAGTGTCTTTGTCTGATAATAAAGTTCCTTTATCACTAGCAGGCCATTTCTTACTACTATCATAGCAGCCTTTAGCTTGAATGATTTGAATAAGTTGAGCACCAGAGTTATAGTTAATACCATCAATATCGAAGTATTTGTTTAACCAGTCTTCGCATTGCTTTATGTCAGTCATTGCTTTTTCAAGGCATGCCGTTAACCCATCTCTGTCTACTCTGATGCCTAGTTTAGAGTTCTCTAATAAGACAGGCATTAAAGCTATTTCTCTGAGATAGGCATCAGGCATACTTTCTCTAACTGATAAGGTATAGTCCCATAGCTTGGCTGTTAATGTAACGTCGGCCTCTGCATACATTCCTACAAGGTCTGCTGGGCCTCTAGCTATGTAAGCTCCAGCGGTCTTTGGCTTTTTAGCCACCTCAGGTATATGAGCTACGAGCCATTCAAATAGCTGGTCTCTCTCCTCGGGCTGTATGTTTAACCACTCCACACAAAGCTCTTTCAAAGCTAAACTTCGTACATATGGGTCATGTAAGAATGCCAGAACTAGTGTGTCATGAACCCTTTCTGGCGAAATAAAAGGCAGGTTAAATTTCTCAACTATGACTGACATATCAAACATAGCATTATGAAAGCAAATCGACCTACCTGATTCCCATATACGAATTAGTAGTCTTCTGACATCATCATACGAGCAGTTGTTATTACTGTCATGCGCAAATGAATGATAAGTCGACTTGAATTGATTAGTTCGATCAAGTACTGCAAGCCCAACGGGCTTAGGCGGGTACTGCTCTGGCCTAGGTCCGATGGCTTCTGTTTCAAGATCTAAAAATATCGGGTCTGTCATGAGTTTAGTTCTTTCTGTTCTTTACGAAGTTTAGCTGCTTTTTTCACACTTTCTGAGATTTTTTGTTTAGCTTCTTCTGTATGTCTATTGCCTTTAAAACAGTCTCGTCTTGCACCTGAATTTTTCATTTTTTGAATTGTTTCCGGCTTAAGTTTAAGTCCTTTTCTTGCTGCAGTAATTTTATCTTGGTGCTCTTTAGATCGTTTTCTTCCTTTTAAAGCATTGGAAATCTTTAACCCAAATCCTTCAGGTTTACTTTTGCCTTTGTGTAAGTTGCCAATCGCTATTGCATTTTTACTCTTGGCAATTTCATATAATCTTGCATTACATACGTAACCATTTTTTTCATGCTGTTTTTTAATGATGTGCACAAAAAGCCATTGTGTACCACCATGAATTTTAGCTAAAAGATAATGAGCAATAAAGTGTTCTCTAGCAGTTAATATAACTAAGTTGTCTAAATTATCAGAGCCACCTAAAGACCGTGGAATAACATGGTGTTGTTCCACATAGCCTTTAGGCTTGTTTCTATTTTGAGCATTAGATATTAGCTCATTGTAGATTCTCTGATAGTTCATATCAATACTTTGATGATGCGGCAATAGCTGGATCTGCAATCTCTTCTAAATCAGGCGAATTAATTGCATTACTCATTTCCTTGTCACCACGAGCTAGCAATGCCTTAACAACTGCTAAGTCTTCGATTGCTTTTACAAAAGTAAATTGAATCTTAAACTGAGTTTTAGCATCAGGCACCAATGATACTTTAGTGACTACACCAGCCAATGGGCGTTTTACGGTAGCTGCTACTGTTTGCACATAAGTAGCAAAACCTTTAACACTAGTGACTGGAATACGTAATGCAGCAACTTCACCAACCGCGATTAATTCAGGGTTGACAATAGAATCTGCTGTCATCATGAATAAGCGACGTTTTTCAGCGCATGCTTTACCTTTACCGCCGTTTGTAGCACTACCCCATTGGTTCTTAGGGCAAGACTCACATGATTCAGCTTGAGGTGTTTCTGACAAAGGACTAGGTTTAAGCCCTGTAATTGTGCCGCCTAGCGCAAAGCATGTTGGAGGGGCATTATTAGCCGGATCATACCGTGATGTGTAATACAACCGCTCAATAGGTGAAGCCAGCACTACAACATCCAGTGCATTTGAAGCAATAGGGTTGTCGCGATACTTCATAATGCCGCCACTAGTGGTGATAAATGAAATACCAGCTGAACTCTTTTCAGCAGCAATGCTTTGCTCTGCTAATTTAGCAAGTTCTGACTCATAGTTTACAATTTCGTTCTTAGCCATTTTAGTTCCTTATTTACGTGATTTAGTTAAGTTAATTCCCCATAATTCTGTAGTGGATGAACCGGGGATTAGTTCACCTTGCTCAATGCGGTCCTTAAATGCCAAAGTGCTTAGGCGTTTATGGAGTAAATCAAAGCTTTTGGTTTGTGACACATATGCATAAAATGCATCCCAGTCTGTAATAACAGGGACTGACTTTTTAGACATTGTTACTGAATGCCCTGAATCTGATGCAGCCTTGGTGGTTCCAACTTCTGACATAACATGCATAATATCAGATTCAAGAGCAGCTGCTTGTTTTGATAGATCACTATCAGTGTTCGCAAGATCAGCTCGTTGATTTTTAACTTCAACAAGTTGATTAATAAGTTCAGAGAGATTCATATTGTTCCTTTAGAGTATAGCGATCGAATTTAATTTTTGCTTCAGACATCATATCTTGTGCAATTAAGAATGAATCTTGCCATTTAGCTGGCATATGTGATGTGCTTACATGCCTTGTGATGCCTGCTTGTATCATCATAGACATACATTCACTGCAACATTGCATTGGATAAGTGTATAAAACACAGTCATGAATATCTTGTTTAGCAAAAATTAATGCATTGCGCTCGGCATGGACTGTCATTGCTAATTTTGTTGGTCTGTCTTTAAGTCTTGAATCAAGATCCTCAATACCTTTAGGAAACCCGTTATAGCCTATACTTACTACATGGTTGTGTTTATCCACAATTACTGCGCCACATTTAGTGGATGGGTCTCTTGACCAAGTGGAGACATGCTTAGCCAAATATAAATACCGCATATCCCATTTATGCATGATTCATCCAATCAGGGGCATAGGCTAAGTCTTTATTCCACTTCATTACCATCATGTTTTTCTTATGGCGATAATATTGGCGATAAGCTTGTATGGTGTCATCTGTTTTACACTCATCAGGCATACATTGAGGAGGATTAACCCAACCATTAAACACTAAAGCTTCGGGAGGAGTAGCTAGTTCATTCCGTAAAATAGACTCACATGCATGTGTTTTACCATACCGCTTAGTGTATTCATGGCATAGGCCAATAGCTAGGTCATAAACATAATTGTAATGTAATCTTGATGATCTAGTCCACATAGCAGATGGGTGATTTTTATGTGTTGGCTTGTATGTTACTGAATGACCATGCTCATGATGAGCAGTAGATAAGAGCTGTGCTGATTCAATAATCATCTTGACCACATGTTTGTCGCAATGAAATATAGCAGCCATTTTAGCATTTGAATGTAAGAAAAATATATTCATAGAATCCTTGTATTTAGTATTTTGAATTGAGTGTTAAGTGTTTACATTATACCATGGTTAGTGTTTAAAAGTAAACATTATTTTTACTTTTCTTTTTCCACCAATGCGTTACTGAATAAAATCCATATTTAATACGCGCTTTGTAGGAATGATACCGATTAAATGCATTCCATCTTTCGGTGAATTGGCGGCGACGTGATGCCATCTTTGTTCTGGAATGTCTAGGTTTTAGTTCACGAAATAGCATTATTTAATTCTCACTACTTTTGCTTTACGTAAAACAGCTTCATATGCCACTTTTGCTTGATCATCTAGTTTACGTAAAGGAAGTTCTTGATAATACTTGTATTTAGCTTGATATTCTGCCTGTTCAGAAGGTCGAACCCAACCATAAATTTTAGTCCAACGTTCTTCGATGTCTGTCCCACTTGCTGTCCAAATATGTTCATGCTTCATACTATCTCCTTTAGCGGCTTTGATTAAGTAGCTCTAATGCGATTGAATTCTCTGGCCCAACCCAATCTCTAGGCTTGATCGCATCTTGTAAATAACCCCGACTTGTAGTGCCAGGCTCCTTGCACATATTAGCATCATGCACAATATCTAAAATTCTAGGTAGGTCAATTCCCATATGATGCGCACAACCCATAGTAACGTAAGCTAGATCCGCAAGCGCATCAGCAGCATCTACTAAATCTTTCTTTTCATGCGCTTTCATTAGTTCACTTAGTTCTTCCATTAAAAACCGAGCATAAAAACTAATATCAGCAGGATCTAAGAGTTTTGGCTTGTTTGCAATAGGAAGTTTAAGTTTCATACGAAACTCACGTACTTTAGCAAAAATATCTTCATTCATTTTATTGTCCTAAAATAGGAAGCGGCAAAAGTGTAGGTAATGGTTGTAAAACAGGCAATGACATCATTGGCTGCATTGTTGGCATTGATGCTGTTTGAAGCAAAGTAGGTTGCGCTATTGCCGTCGCGACAGGTTGACCATACTGATTTGAGTAAATAGTGGTTGTTCCTGTAGTGAGTGAGGAGCCAATAGGTTGACCATATTGATTAGAATATTGAACTGATTGCGCATTGCATGTCAACGACACAAACCCAAATGCTAAATAAGCGAGTTTCATTTTAATAATTTCCTTTCCAGTAAAGTAGCTACATCTAATGCAGAAGCTTCTGAATTACTTTGCACTAATGCTATGGCAATCATAGCAGCTTGACGCCAACCTTCATCAAAACAAGATGATGAGTCTTTTAATAGCCC